ACCCTTGGGGTCGGGAAGCTGGCTAGGCTTCGCAGCATCAGTCCTATTGTCTCCTGCATCGCATCTAGGGCTGCGATGTTGCCCATTTCAGTCGTTTATGCGGCGACTGTCGAGATCTAGCAACTCTCGTTCTGCAAGTGCCAGACCATAGATAACGCCCGATCGGTACTTGTAATCAGCAAAATCTTCACACTGACCACCAGCCATTGAGTCCGTTACATCATTTAGCATCTTGCGGATCTCAACTTGTAGTGCCTTTAACATGTTGTCACTAGCGGTTGTCATTGTCAACACCTCCATTTGTGTCTTTATCTATTTTATTTTGTATAGCCTCAAACCCAGCCTTAAACCCAGCCAGCTCTTTCTGGGTGGATGTTTGTTCGCGGGTTTGTTCAAGCCGATTTTCCCGTTCGGCTTCATTGTTGCGTGACTTCTCTTCAGTCTCGGCAAGCTTGGTTGCCAGCTCAGCAGACTTCATGCGCTCACGCGACTCTAGTTCTTCCTTCTGCATTACGGCATTGCCGTATGCTTTCTTGGCCTCAAGATCAAGCTTGGCCATCTTCTCTTGGTGATCCGCAATAAGCTTTTGCTTCTGCATCTCAAGCTCTTGCATCTGCATCTGGATGACGGGGTCTTGCATCATCTGTGCATTCTTCTCAGCCTGCTGGCGCTGCATAGCCTTGCCGGTAAGCTGTTCTGCGGCTGGCACAGCGAGGCGAGATATACGCAATTCGATATCTTCTGGGAGCTTTTCGTCTGGGCCGGGCAACTCAACGCCCAGCTCTTGCTCAATCTTGCGTCGATACGCAAACGCTATGTGCTCAGCAATGTGTTCTGATGCCGCTGCCTGTAGGGCTTTGGCATTAGGCGCCTTAGACACAAGCCCCATGATGTCTGGGTTCTGTAGTGCCGCCATGTGAACCTGTATATGTGCCTCGTGATCTTGGTAGATAAAGGCTTTGACGGGCTTGCCATTGATGATCTGCATGTTTTCGGTAACAGGATCGGTAGGCTTGGCGTCATCATCCGTGGGAACAATGCGAGCCGCATCGGGAATCCCAAGAACCTCCAGCATTTGACGGTGCAATAGTGGGAGGTCGTACATCTGCGGCGCGGCTTGCGACAATTGGAGGGCGGCTTGGTACTGCATGATCCGCTGAGCCATGGTGCCTGCGTTAGGATCGCTAACAGGGATGATATCTACCCTGTCATCGAAGTCTTCGGCTGCAACCTTGTCTTCTTCCTGCTCGTAGGGGTACTCGAACGGCCCGTATTCCCGAATAATACCCGCCAGAATACGCAATTCACTGCCCATTGCAGCGTGCACTCGGGCCTGAACAGCGCTCATCACCTTCATTTCGCGCTCAAGTACCGCCAATGTCGTACCAACTGGCGCCTCGCCGTTGATATCGGACGCTTTTACGTCCGCAGCAGTAGCAAACCGGCGGCCTTCACCAACAATATCCCGCAATAGGTTGTACAGGACGTTGCTTGGCTCTTTGTACGGCATGAATGCGATGTTGTCGCGGATTGCCCCGCTAGGAACGTCCACGTCACGGAACTCACCCGGCATAATTGGGGTGTCATCGCCCTTGATTCGCAGGCCACGGGTCTTTAATCCGCCCGGTAGGTTGGATAATGTCCCCGCATCCACCAATTGTCGGAGCAATGAGGTGGCAGACTTGCTTAATCCGCCAATCATGTGGACTAATCCGAACCCATAGAAGCCAAATCCGGGCAAATACTGGAAGTGCGCGAAGTGTTGGCGGGCCAAACGCTTAGGATCTGCCTCTAACCAGTTGCGTCGGATGCTTAAAATCGTTCGAGATGACTTATCAATGGTAACAATGTAGGGCAAAGCCAGACCATTAGGGTCTTCAAAGCCCGGAATGTCACACTCAACATGCATTTCAAGCAGGGTGTGGCGGGAATCTAGGTCAAAATCCTCGCTCTCGCCCGTTAAGTTGTTGTATTTGCGCTGTATTTCACCTAGATCGGGCTGTGGTGCAGGCAAAGGAACGTCCCGGTAGAAGCCAGCAACCTGTAATTTACGCAAATCGTTGTGCGACTTCTTCATTACGTGGCTATATCGACCGCACGTAGCGAGGTCTGATGCCCCATAGCTCACCACAAAGTCTTCTGCCGGTACGAACATAGAGCATGGACGCCCAAGAGCGGGGTCATAATAGACTTTGCGGAACGCCGAACCGGCAATTGGCAGCGAAAATAATAGCTTTTCGGTCTCTGTCCGGTACTCGGACATCACCTGAGTAGATATATAGTTCATCAACTCTTGAACTCTGGCCGCCTGTTTCGTCTTTTCGTTATCGATCTTGCCGACAATCGATGTCTTTACGGGGCCGGTAGCCGGGAATATCTCTTGTATTGTCTGGGCTTGGAACCGAACAACCGACTCAGACAGCATGGGGTGGAATACACCACACGCACCATCCCACGGTGTTGATCGATCCTCGAACTTCAAACCAAGCAGGTCAAGGCCTTTAACGTAGGTCTTCTCCCAATCAGAGCGAGACTCTCGGTCGCCATCAAACTGAGACACAAGATCAGCCGCCAACATGGCGAGATCCTGCTCATCAACAACCTCGGCAAGGTTATCACCAAACTCTGTCGCAACAGGGTCTGGATCAAAGTCAAATATCATCCCGCCGTCTTCGGTCATAATGCCGACAGACTCTGGATTCTCTATGGCGATAGTGACCCCATCGCCTTCTGCGTTAGGGTCAAACGGCATTGCTGCCTTATCAATAGCCATGAATCATCCCATCTTTTTGGAGTAGCCAGTACCGCGAGTTGCGGCACCGCATCCACGCGCCTTACCACCAGAAGCCATCTTCTTGCAGTCTTTCTTAACTTTACCGCCGGACTTCATCTTCTTGTTGCAGCTAGGCATAGGTCATTCCTCAGTAATATTCAACACGAGTACGCTCAACATACTCATCATCTTCATCGGTTGGTAAACGTATAAACCCGCCTTGACGGAATCTTATCAAAGCTTGCGTTGTTGCGTCCACAAAGTCGTCGTGCTCTCCAGACGGGAACGATGCACATTCCTCAATCACTTCTTCGGCAAACCGAGTGTGTGGCGCCCATATAACGCCAGACGCAAACAAGTCAGAGACAGAGTTAACGCGAGCGATCTTGTCATTGCCCCTCGACGGGGTGAACTCAGTAATCGGTATCCCCATTCTACGCATCTCGTGGATCAGGGGAAGGCCAGCCGCTTTTGCTTCAATGATCACTGAGTCGGGCTCTATCCCTGTATAAGCAGACATCGCCTCACGTTTAAGCTCAGGGAACTCCCATCGACCTTTGAACGCATCCAGCAAAATAATGTTTGGGCAGTCCCTGCCTTGGTCGTCTGGCTGATAAAAAACGCCAATCGATACACAGGCAGAATAGTCAGACCGCTCATTCTTGGTGAACGCGGTATCCCATGACTGGATAATAAACTCGCACACTGGCGGCCTTTCGCTTTCCCAGCGCTTCCACCACTCCCTTTTAATAAGGGCGCCCTGCTCGGATGTTGGGGCTTGTTGGTATTGCGCGTTCCACTTAGGGCCGGGCAGCTCATCCCTTAACGCCTCTAGCTCTGCCTTGCTCCAGAACTCGGGCCAAAGAGGTTCGCCGGATGGCATAAGGGCGGGGAACTCAATCACTTCCCACTCATCGGTTGCGTTACGCTGTGCAGCCGACTTAATAATTCGGCCCGTTAGATCCCTTAGATGCCAGCGGGTCATAATGACAATGATTGATCCGCCCGGCTGTAATCGCTGTCGAGGGCCGGATGTGTACCACTCATGGACGCGATCAAAGACGGCGGGGTCTCCACTCATCGCTTCCTGTTCTGAATGGGGGTCGTCAATAATAAGAAGATCTGCACCGCGACCAGTAACCGCGCCGCCAACACCGATAGCGAAGTAAGAGCCTCGCTTTGAGGTCTGCCATGCGCCCGCCGCCTTGGTGTCTGACTTCAGTTCTGTCTCGGGAAACACTTCCGCGTATTCCTTGGTGTCAACCAAGTCTCGAACCTTCCGACCAAATCCCGTGGCAAGTTCTGCGGTGTGGGCTGCTTGAATGATTTTCTTATCTGGGAAAAGTCCAAGATACCATGCTGGTAACAAGTAAGAACCAAACTCAGACTTGGTGTGACGCGGCGGCATGTTAATAATTAACCGCTTAGACTCGCCTAATGCTATGCGCTCAAACGCCCGAGCAACCATTGCGTGGTGGCGCCCACCAATAAACGACGGCCACATACGCCCAACAAACTTGAGGAAGTCGGTATGACAATCTTCAATCTGTTTGCGCCGATTGATCTCAGCGAGAATCTCTGCTGCCTTTAACTTAACCTCGGGCGATGCAGACTTTAACTTGTTAGCAATTTCGGGGGTTATTTCCACCTAGTAACCGCCCTTGCCTCCACCCTTTCCACCGGGCCCATATCGGGGATCGGTTGTTGTGTAACCGCCCTTGCCGGGGATAGCCGCAGACTGGACGTTGGTTTGTCCGCCGAACATATCGCTATTAACGCTAACCGCTTCGCCCATGTCGGGAGCATAGCTCTGGTAACCTCCGCCCTTGCCAGATTGGGCTAACAACTGATCGAGCATGCGGAGATCATCTTGCGGAATGTAAGTCTGAGTGAGCGGTTGCGCCCCATAGAAATAGGTGCCGCCAGCCTGAATGTTGCCAAACTGATCCGGTAGATACGCTGTCTCTACTGCCCTATTTGGATCATGTTGGTAGCCATAAAACATCGCATTAAAAAAGTGGGGCATTGATAATGGGCGCCCCATCTGATCAACAAGAGGTGGGGGCGGCGCATTGTAATACGGATTCATTTGCTGACCGGCGTAGGGGTTATACCCATATTGAGACCTCATGGCCTCAACGATGTCGCGATCCTGCTGGGTTGGCGGTCTGGGTACGCCATACTGATAATAGTTGCCGGAGGTTGGTTGTGTTGGGCTAGGCCTTCCTTCGATACCCCCAGACCCGTCTGGATTAATTTGGTCGTAGACAGTGCCGCCTTGTGTGGTGGGTGCAGTGTATATATCTTGGGCGCCATTCTGTATTGCAAGTATTTCCTCGATGGACATGCCCACATTCTCTGGGGTGTAAATCGGGCCACCCCTTTCTGCAATACTTTGAGCTGCGGCATCTCTCTGGGCTTGCGTTGCAGATCCTCCGCCCCACCAAGATGCATAAGGATTACCCCATCCCTGATACTCGGCGCCCGGCCTTAACCATGGCGTATCTGAATACTCATCAACATAGGACATAATAAGGCAACCAGTAAACTCCCTTGGAGTTTAGCAATATACGCCCATTGACAAACTTGTCAACTCTCCCAGTACGCATCAAACATATGATTAACCCTGTCCAAGGAAATACCAAATGTCTCAGATATATACTTACGGGTGGCGCCCTCATCAATCAACTTACAGACTGAGTGGTACTCTTTGTAAGAAGAACCATCGGGCTTATCAAACTTAACAACAGAAGAACCTGTCGAAGGGGTTACACCCCTATAGAAAACCTTCTTGTTTGGATAGATACCGTTACTTAGAACTGTCTTTTTATTAGGCATAATTATCCCCATCCACCAACCCGTCTAATACCCTACGTCTTAGTATCTAGACGGCCATTTAGTAAAGATCTTGCTTGTCTAGATCCCGTTCAATTTCGTTAGAAATTGCACTACGAACCTGCTTTGCAATAACCTTTATCCATTTCGGTAGAAATGGCCTCGCATTCCCGCTTTGTTAATAACTTGCTTTGGATGATTGTAAACCCGTTTTTGGGATTGTCAATACTTTTGCAATAAAAAATTACAGGGTCAGGGCGATTAACTTAAAAGAATATAACTTGTTAACAGTAAGAACATGCCGATTTTTTTGCAAAATTTTTTTATGCTGATTATAAGTTTATAGGGAATGGAAATTAGGAAATATAGTGAGCGGAGTACTATGTATATATATGTACGTGGGCGGTGCGTTTAGGGGGGGTGGGGGTGCGGCGAGTACGTGCGTGGCGTGGTGCGGGAAGGAAGGCGGCGAGACCGGAGGGGGTACTGCCGCCGACATGTTCAGTGCAGTGGCTCTTGGGTAGGGCGAGGCTCAGCCTGCTCACTGCTAGACTCGAGTAGGCGTTCGAGATCGCTTAACAAGTCATCACTACTGCGATCGGTGACCGTGGATTCAACCACGTCCTTGAACAGTCCCACGGACTTGCCTAACAGCTCAGCAGCGCGAAGCTTTGCACTGTCGGAAGGCTCTGCATGGTCGAGTAGATGGCGTAGCTTGCTCAGAACTTTCTCGCGGTCAGAAACCGCTGATGCAACCAATCCCGCTTCTTTCTGCCTAATCAGGTACTCAACCCTTGCACGAATCTCCGGCACCCGCATTAACCTGCTAGCGGCTTCATGGGTAGTTGCAGGCTTGGTAGTCTCCGACACGTTATAGGCTTCGCGGTATGCCTGCGCTTGGCTCTGCCCATCCGCTACGCAACGGCAGAAGTGGAGTTGTTTCGAGGTTAGTTTCTTGGCTGTCACTGTTCTGGTCTCCTATGTGTCGTGTTTAGCGACATGTCGTCAAAAGCTACATACAAGGGGTAACTACCATACCACAGCAACAGTAGCAACATGTAGCCAAATGCTACAGGTAGAGCTACCCCCCTCTGAGAGGCCACAGATCGCGTTCTAAGGCCCACTATCGAAAAGCTATACCGTGGCATTAAAAATTCTTTTTCGTGGCTCTGAGAGCGTTTTAGGTTTTGTCAATAGTGTTTAGCTGTTAATTCATACAGTAGTTTAAGGTGTGCGAGTCTTACTGCTTATATAGGCAAAGAAATATCAGTGGGTATGAATTTATTTGATGATTAGCGTTGACATGTTCATTACAATGCTTATAGTTCGCATATCGGATGTCGCCATGCATTGCGCAGTAGCCCCGATCCCGCCCCCTGTCGGCGGCTCTAAATGGTGCAGGTGCGTGGATAGTCCAAGGGCGAGACCACGCGGCGCTAGCAACGTGCGGCCTAAACTCAGGTTGAAGCATGTGGTTGAACGCGGGGGTCAACACTCCCGACTAGGTAAATGGCAGGCGCTAACCGTAATGCTGTACTCTAGACTCGGTTAGTCCACTGCCGCATCCGAATCGGACAGTCGAGACATAACCCATAACGCGGCCACATGTGTGACCCTGAGCCAACGAACCGCGAACCGCTGAGAGTTCTCACAATGCCCATCACGGTGGGCATTACTGAGCGCTCTGCTCAATTCCACTAATCATTAAGGAATAACTATGGATGAGGTCTATTTGACCTATGTTCAGGAAAGCTCAGACACGGACGCCTTCGTTGTCGGCGTTTTTGTTTGTCGCGGCGATGCTCAGTGCAGAGCAGATCGATATCGAGAGAATGGCTATGCCTTCGCTTGGGTTCGGTCAGAGCCACTCCTGACGGGCACTGAATAAGATCGGAGCCTGACCCACTTGGCAACAGAACGGGTCACCTTCCACCACCAAACTAGGAGTGATAACCATGCAAATTCGTTGTGCACATATTGCAGACCTTATCGATGTCTGCGCCCGACTGGTTGAGAAAGGCCTCACCTTTGAGGCTTCAACCGAAACAATGATCATAACCCTGACCGGAGGCTACTGATATGAACCGTGAACTTCGTTACGAGGCCGAGAACGACGACGACGGCCTGATGGCAATGGTTTACACCAATGACAACCCAACCAACCCTTGGATGGTGCAGTTCATTGACACCGATGCGGATGCCGAGGTAGCGCGCCGCTTTTTCAAACACTATGACGATGCCGAGGCTGAGGCCGACGCATTCTGCTTTGGAGGTTGATATGGGATACCAAATCCTGACCCCTGACCCAAACGAGCGCGCCACCGGGGAGGGCGCGTTTTACATTCAGCACCGCGAGACGGGCCACTGGTTCTATGCCGAGCGAAGCCCTGAGCTGGTACTGGCGCCGCCTGCCCACGGTGGCCGAAACATTGACTACCTGCACCGCATTGAGGTTGCTCACGACCCGGTTGGTATGAGCCGCTGGCGGTCAGCCCACATTGGCAAAACCGTGGCCTACGTCATTACCGACGAGGGCGACGACGGTCGGCTGATCGTCGAGCGCTGGCCCATCAAAAACCCGCACTGACGAGCCTGTCTGGATGGCAGGCGAAACACCCCACGGGGTGTCTGCGGAATCCACCGCTAACACTAGGAGTGACTTGTTATGTCAAACACATTTATCGATCGAGCCAAA